TGATAATGTGCTTGTAGTAGTTGCAAACGCTGGTCTAGCAAGCTCTAAGCAGTATCTTACCGCTTCACTGTCATAAGAATTGTCTAGTGCGTAGCGAGACTCTATGGCCTCAGTAGTGGATGATAACTTGCGTTGCCCAATTAAGAGCAACGCATTGTTATATAGTTCTAACTGATTTGCCATATTAAGCTGCTAAAGCCCTTAGATGATCGTCCAATTGCTTTATAGCCGTAGCTTTATCGTATCCTTCTTTGCCTTCAAGAATGACTCCATCCTTATCGACAATACAAAACTTCTTATTCGGACCTTTGAATTTTACTTCAAACCCCATAGTTGATGGCTCTGGATATTCAATATCTCCATTGTCATCCTTGGGTAGATTGGCATCGTAAACAACCCAATCAATAACTTTGAAATAAACAAGTGTCCCTGTCTTATAGACAACACGAAGACTAGCTTCGTAAGAATTATCGTGAGGAAAAATTGTTACCTTATCCCTCTCTTTCAACAAACTAGATACACCAGCCCAAAAGGTGGGTTCTAATATTTGTTCTCGGGTTAATTTCTCATCAACTTCTGCTACATGATCAGCAATCATATATTCGTAGCCATGAAACTCGCCACGCTTGAGCGCTTGAACTCGTACTTTGATATCTTCAGCCATGAATGGCCTCCTTAGACGTATAAAAAATACCGCCCTTGGGATTCAAAGGCGGATATTCTTAGTGGGTTTTAGTCACTATCAGTAACGTCAATCGCTACGCCATCACCTAAGTCAGCAGCACCGTTATTAGTCACCGAAACGACCGTATAAATATGCCCAACAGTAGCACCAGCTCTATCGCTTTGTATCACGATATCGCCAATTCTCATACCTCTAGCATTACCATCGGTAATATAGCCAGAGACACGTACAGTAGTTGCAGCATCAGCACTATTATACATAAACACCGCAGACGTAGCACCCCCAATACGGGGAATTGCCATAACAAGCTCACCTTTTACATAAGCCATAATTTTTCTCCTAAAAGTTAGTAACGCCCCATCATCCAAAGAATCAGGGGCTATACGTTTATGGTTTATGTAGTAGCAGTTGTTACGCCACCATCAAGGTTAGTTTGGCCGTTGAAGTACCAAGATGTACCGTCAGACTCCATCTCAATATAATCACCAACAGCAGCGATATTCGCTACAAGGTTGACTATATCAGCGTTATCGTCATAAGGCCCATCATTAGAAGTATCAACTTCAAGCTCATTAACACCGCCAATCATAATATTAGCACTACCATTGGTAGCGATAACATAAGAAGTGGTAGGAGCCACAGCTACTATAAACTTAAACTTCAGACCCGCAGCAGGTGCAGGTAAGGTAGAAGTAAATCCACCAGCCAAAGCTAGGAAGAATGTAGTTCCAGTCTCAGCAGCAGTTATCACGTTAGTAGTAATCACTGTCTCAACTTTATTAGCGTTCTTCAAAACAAGAGTCGCGCCTACATCTACTGTCGAAACAGATACGATACAAAGCTCAACTTGATTTAAAGTTGTATCAACCACCATTACGACATCACCTACTTTCATATGAAGATCATAGCCATCTGTGAAATAGGCAGTGCCTAAAACAGTTGCGATTGGATCAGCATCATTGTAAAGAAACAATGAGCCAGTTGAAGAACCTAGAGAATCAGAAATTAATCTAGGTCCATTAGTTGTTGCATATGCCATTAGTCATATCTCCTATGCGCTGAATTGAGTGTCATCGTGTTCCATAACAACGATTCCACTATCTTGTAAAAGTTTACTGCCCATGTAAGAAGACACTCTAGCCCAAGAGCTATCTTGTTTCTTATCATAGCCAATCTCTGCGTCCATACCAGCAACATTACAAGCATGACCAATAGCTGCTTTGTTATACATATAACATTTAGCATCGGCTGTACCTGCTCCAGTAATTCCAGCATCAACAATCCAGTTAATACCATACCAGTTGAAAGCTTTAGACTTATTATAGCCTTCAAATCTTTCACCTTGGATGAAATCAACAGATGTGAACTGGTCTAAACCCATCAAATAGGTGTAGTACGCTGGTGTAATTGCTGCAAAAACATCATTGCCATCTTCAGAAGCAAACGAGTTGCTTAAGATAGTTAATGCTTTACCAACACTTGCCATAGTTGCAATGCCAGCACTGCCGCTATTCCAGCTTACAGTTCCAGCAGATAGAGCACCGTAGATGTCCTTGTCAATTTTACGGTTAATAACCGCACTTGAACTAGACTGCATCATAGCTGCGCCATCGCCTTGAGAGGTATAAATATTAAACTTAGTTCTCTCAGGAATGTCATGCCACTCTTTCAAAGTAGCTGTGTATTGTTGTAAATTTTCGGCTCTAGTCGGGATTTTTCCGTTATTGCCTCGGGTTACTGCTTCTGCGGAACCACTGTCTGCAACAAGAAAGACTGCTTCGGCTCCATTAATATCGACTTCAGTAGTAACAGTTCGTCGAAGTAAGCTCTCGCGCTTCTCAAAACCCTTAATCCACTCAGTTCGATACATCGTTTGTGCGGCTGATTCACTCATGCCTTAGTACCTCATAGTTAGTTAAGTTTTAGTTAGTATTAATCAAAATACTGAAGTTTCGAGTTGGCCTATGTAAGCTTTGCGAGTTGGCCTAGAAAGGGGTCGCTTGTCTTAGTAAAGGGGTCTTTACGTCAGATAGAGTTAAATGGTATCAATTCTGGTTATTATGTCAACAAGTTAGTGAGGACTTACATATAAATATCACCAGTAAACTAAGCCACGTTAGTATTTACCAACCTTTTGATAGGTGTTTAAGAAAATAAAACAGGTTAGTAGGCACTAACTTAAAACCTTTAGGCAAAAAAAACCGATTGAGAAGGAAGGACTCAATCGGCAAATGGGGGTATTACATTATTATTATTTTAACCGTTGGCTTTATGGGCCTCCATAGCAATGAGCATTTTACGATACTCTTCTCTGCCTTCTTTATTGGCCTTCCATTTAACGGGATCAGTCATCTCTTCTTCAAGCTCTGCCATTCTCGTAGTGATATCAGCAAGGGCATTCTCAGAAGAAGGAGCGATAGTGCCTAGTGGATTAAGCTTCATACCAATATCAGCAAGCCACACCATAAATTCAGGACTATTTAATGTCGCCCGACCATCGGCAAGTCTGCTATTAGAGAAAAGATCCCTAAGCGACTCTGGCATAGTGTTAATTAAGCCCTGATTTATATTAAGGTTTCGCGGAGTATCAGCACCCCAAGCCTCTTTTAGCTGGTTCTGAGTCTCCTGAAGCTGTACGCCATCCCTTTGCTCAATAGCAATAAGCTTGTCAGCCTCATTCTGAACAATAGCATTAACGATATTACTGGCATCCGTATGGTTAATATTACCATTATGAACCTGCTCCAAGACTCCATTAATGAAATCCTGACTCTCTTCAGATACCTCAAGACCTTCATTAAGGACAAGATCGTAAGCATCAACACTTTCGGGAATGTCATTAGCGGAACGATACGCAGTTAATTGCTCTGGCGTAGGATCTTTTGGCAAACCTGAAGAGGCATCTTTAGACCTTATCTTGGCTTGGCCTTCATTGTAATTTTTATATAGCGTACCCAAGTTAGGTATTCGCTCAAGAGATTTAGTGAACTTCTCAAGATCGTCGCCCTCATATCCCGCAGAACTAGCAAGATCAGACCTCCAATTTTCAGTAGGCGCTGCAAACTGATTGACAACAGGCTCAACTACTGGCTCGACTACAGGTTCAACTACTGGCTCAATTACCGCTGGTTCTGGCATTTTGTAATTCCTCTTTTAATTTTCCGATAGGCACATTGATACATTTAAGTATTAACTGCCCGACAAATGACCTTCCACCAAGGAAGGCAGTACCGTCAAAACTACCCTCAACATACGTCAAATCATGAGTACGTGAGAATTTATTGACAATAACTTCAATGGCTAACCGCTGTTGGAACTCATCTGCATCCCCTTTAGCGACTGCCTTTAGTGCGTATAATTCTATTTCTTCTAGCTGAATGTAACCTTCGATATATTCTTTTACCGCTGGATTAAGCATTTACCATTTCTTCCGCTTGTTTTTGAACGATCTGAGTATTGGCCTCTTCCGCAGCCAATTGATTTTGTTCCATCTGGTCCTGTTGCTCTGCATTGATTCTGCGAGTCTCAAGAACCGACTCATATGGATTCAACCATTCAGTCGGACTTCCATTGCCTTGAATTGCATCACGTATAGAACGATCCCAATTATAGTTCTCACCAGCAGCAGGATCAAGCTCCATCGCAGTAGCAATCATTTGAGCATTCATATTATGTAAGGTCGCTTTCTTCTCTTCTTCGCGCTCAGTCAATGGAGAGATGAAGTCAAACTTAACCTGATTGCCCTGCAACGACTCAGGAAGATCATAAGGTGATCCAAACATGCCATGAGCCATAAGCAGATCAAATGTAACATCGGCAAGCTGTCCATTGTATTCAGACTCCAAAGGAGCAAACAACGGTAGATTCTGCCTTCGATAAGCTTTCATTCTTTCACTGAACTCGTAAGCAGTGTAGTCGCCACCAGAATCAGGAAGGTCAATTTTGTTAGTGTAGAAGGCTTGGTCGATAGCTTCTCGAATGCCATCCTTCATTGTTAATCCAACAGGGAATCCGCCAGTATTAGTCTCTAGTGGTCGTAATGCGCCACCAGTTCTCTTATCTGCTTCGGCATCAAGGTAAGTCACACCATCAGCATATAGATTGATGTCACCCCTTATGCTATCACTAGTAGCGACCAATGGAGGTCTAGTAATCCTCTCTCCAGCCTCTAACAATGTCCTCGTCATGGCTTGCAATGTCCTTGCATCAGGCAAAGCAATAACCGTAGCAGGACTGTAAGCGTAAGGAGAGCCAGAAACAGTTTGAAACCTTGGCACAACGTACATGAAGTAATTCATTGGAATCTCTTCAATGATCATTAAGTGCTCAGTATCGACAGTAAGTGACACATATTTGTATTGTTCAGCCCTGCTTTCATCATACATCGCCATCGGTATGCAAATATGAAAACACTTAAGCTTCTTGTCAGGAGATTTGTGGACTTCTTTTCTTACATCTCTATGGAGATTGCCCTTCCCATTTTCAGGATACAGGCGAATAAGGTCTAATAATGTCGGTTCCCATTTACGATAAAGACCAGCAACATTACCTGCATCATCATCAAACCATGCACATTCTTTCAAATGCCAGTTTCGATAAAGCAAGCCATCTGCCAACGGACTCATCTCAACAGAGATAACGCATTGCCCAAACGTAGCGTAATCGTGATCCCCTTGATGAGTAGACCTCTTAAAGCCAGATAAACGATTCTCCATGAAATATCTTTGAGTCTTCGTTGCCTGTTCCAGCCAAGCCCTACCAGCATGATCAGGATCACCGCTAGTACCCATCTTGAACCATTCACCATCTCTAGCCATAGCACCGATAGAATCGCCTAGATTACGCCTAACCAATATAGGGTAGGAATCTAAGTTGCCATCGTTTAATTCGTTGCCCCAGTTCCGAGTGATAGTGAAATCGGCCCGTTGAGGATAAAAGTATTCTGCTAGTGTTTGATGAAGGGTATCAACTGGAGCCTTCTTAGAGAATGCACTATTAGATTGAGCTATTAATTGAGCGACAGTTAGTTTCATAATCCTTTACTCAACAGTGTATTAGCTTTCTTGAGCTTGTTTGCCATGCCTTTGCCAGCACCAGTCTTAGCTTTTTTCTTAGCAGCCCTCTCAGCCTTTAGTTTTTGAGCATCCTCCCACTTACGATCTTTGCCTTGTTGAGTCTTAACATCAGCTTCAGCGCCATAATCTCTCGATAGCTGCTCTTTGGTATCAGATCCCATCTTACGTTGCTCTACGCCCATATCCTGCCCTTTGCTCAAAAGAGTAGAAGCACGACCTGTCTGCCTTGAGTTCTGAGCCTTTCGACTTGCCTTGATAGCAGCCATTGGATCATCTGGATCAGGAGCAGCACCGACATCAAGTAATGGATCATCGCCTAATGGATCAAGAGGATCGACATTCAAAGCACTTGCAACCTTCTCTCCAGCAGCTAAACCAGCCACACCGCCAATCTTGCCAACAATAGGAGTCAACAAAGTCTTAACTGGATTGATTCTTTTTACTTCCTTTTTGATTTTCTTTACTGCTTTCTTGAAAGGGTTGCCCATAATTCACCTGTATAAAATTTCATCAATTATCCTGCCATATCACCTTAGAGTCAACGGTTTACCTGCGGGTTAGTATTGCCACTGCCACCATGAAACCTTGAGGAGCTTTTACTGCCAGAGTTAACATTGGCCTCATTACGATCACGATTCGCCTTAACTGGCTCTGCAAACGTCAAAGCAAAGGCATCGCCCTCATCAGGAGAGAAGCCATATTCTTTCTTAATCTTTTCTTTTTTCCACAAAACTATCCGATTGTTTGAATCCTCATCGTATGGAGATGCACATAAATCAGCCTGAAGAACATCATCGTCAGGAATATCGACCTGATAATTCTCATCTCTAAGCCATAAGTTAGCTACACCCCACATCTCACATCGTTTATTTGGGTACTTATCATCATTAATCGCTTGACCGCCAAACCATATAGCCTTAACTCGATCTTCATAGCCAAGCTCATGCAGCCTATCAACGAGATCAGCACCACCACCAGCATCGACAAACATCATATCTGGCTTCTTACCTGCCACGTAGCAATGGGTATCAAGAACCTTCACGCATTTAGATACCATTTTGCCAAGGGTATTGATCTCAGTGCCAACATAGCTTTCCTTATCATAAGCCTTGCGGCCACATCGTTTGATTATGGAGAATCTATCACCACCACGCGAAGGATCGACACCGACAATAAGTGGCCCCGTAGGAGTTACAACCTTGTTAACCCTAGCCCTAGCAACGACATCAGCAGTAATAAGGCCATCAGCACCAGTGACTTGAAAGGCTTCTGCCGCATTCATTGGATATTCTTGCTTGAACGACTTGCCGCCATCGGTGCCATCGGCAGACAAGCTTATAATCTTTTGCCTTCGCCAGTATATTTGGTACTCATCGAGATCATATTGCTCCTGAAGCTTAACCTCCTCCTTAGTCATCGAGAAGTTTTCAGGTAATTCCTTTCGATACTCATCCTGCCAGTACCAAGGCACAAACACTGGTATAAACTCACTCTCTCCACTCTCAGCCATTTTCCATTGCTGGTGAAAGAAGTTACCTAACCCATTAGCAGTAGACTCATAGATGACCTCAGTGCCATCCTGATCAGGTATCGTTTGAAGTATTCCCTTGGCATGTTCCGCAGCATTCGGCCAGAAAGCTACCTCTGAACCATGAAAGAATTGATTGGTCATTGATCGACCAACAGCTTTATTACCCGCAGTACCTACCCTAATTCCAGATTCTAGGTCACAGAACGTAAGCTCATTGGCGTTATCCTTGCCCCTAGCTGGCTTAACATGAACAGGAAGATGGTCATAAAACCTCTTACTCATCGCGAATAAGTTTTGAGTAGCCTTGTCTTCGTGAGTCAAAATATAAGCTTCGAGAGATTTATTGTGTATTAACTTCCAGTTGAACCTGCCCTCAACAACCGTAGAGCCTCCTTGCTGCCTACCCTTAAGCAGCACAACACGAACCCTACCTGTTTCCGCTAACTGCTTCTCAATACAATCATGGATATGCTTCTGAGCCTTATTGAGCACCAACGGCTGATTACCATCGACCTTAGTCTTAATCGTCAGGCAATTCCGAGCAAAGAACTCGAAGTCATCTTTCAATCGTTGCCGTATAACCTTTGGATCTATGTTAGCTGCTTCAGCCATTCTTCTTGTGTCATCTCAGTTGTTACTACTCTATCGACCAGAAGACCAAGTATCTTAGCCTTGCCCATTGATGCCCCGACCATTGCCGCTGGTTGAGACTTGCCGTTATCGTCTGGAGTCATAGCAATTACACGCGCTTGCTCCAGTTCATCGACAATCTCATTGACTCCAATTACTGCATTCTTTTCAGTACCCCCGACTATTTGTGTCCGTAAATGACTAATCATTGACTGAACATTAACTAATTTGTGCATATTACACGCTTTAGTGGTGATACTTGACTTAGTAGCTTTGCTCTTAGGGAAGGTTTCTCTAAAGGCTTTTGACTGATCCCCGCTAATTATATAGCTCTTAGCGTAAGTGATCACTTCGGTTTCTGTTGGTTTAGTTTGGCTCATTTAGTTAAGTTTCTCATAAATAGTAGACTGCTTGCAATATAAGCGAAAGATAACCTAATAGCTTCCAGCATTATATCTTGAGCATCACTCACATTAAGGTCTTCAAAAACATACGCATAAACACGTACGCGCCCAACTGTTACCCATTCTTGGCAAGCGTAATGATACTCTACAGCCTCTATGCTAGGAATTTCCGCCCCCAGTGAATCGTCAATATATATCACAACTAAAGGTTCTGGATGTTTGCGAAGGATAATATGCCTACCACTATAATCGACAACATCGCCACAAGCGGGACCGCCAATAACAAACACCCTATCTACGACATTACTCATCCTAAAGCCCTCACTGTTAGGTTATTCATCCCCTAAACCTCTCTACGTTCCATATCCAAAACTTCCACATCATTGCTTCATAAGAAGGTAGCTCGTCATAAAACCCCTCTCCTATTGCTTTGATACAGGCATGGTATACCCAATTATTCCTAAAAGTTA